AGACCCTGACCCTTCCTGGTTTAATTTCCCCGCCAAACGACTCAAGAAGCCACGAAAATGACTGAGAAGGTCTTAATAGGTCACCAGACGACTAAAGAAGGCTTAAACGGGCTTCAAACGGTTTTGGGTAGGGACGCAGACCTGCAAATCCCGCTAATAGGCGTACAAACGCCAAGAATTCACACCCCATTGAACGATTTACCTTCACGCGGGGGTGAATTGATCGATTTGGCGACGGAATTGGGTATCGATCTCATGGAATGGCAAAAGTTTGCGTTAATTCATACGCACAAAATCAAGGCTGACGGTCGGTGGGCTTCACCTGTCAACACGATCGTGGTCGCACGTCAGAATGGAAAATCATTTTTGCAACTGATTCGAATTTTGGGCGGGTTGTTCCTATGGGACGAAAAACTGCAAATTGGTTCGGCGCACCGCTTGTCCACATCACTTGAACAATTTAGGGCAATGGTTCAAATGATCGACGGCAACGACAACCTGAGAAAACAGGTCAAGAAGATTCGCTGGCAACACGGCGGTGAGGAAATCGAAACCCTAACGGGTAACCGCTTCATTGTGCGTGCGGGTGGTTCGGCTGCCCGTGGTGTTTCCCGACCTTCGACAATTCACCTGGACGAATTACGCGAAATGAACGACATTGAAAGTTTTGCTTCGTTGCGTTATACCCTTATGGCGGCGGCAAACCCAATGGTCATGGCGTACACAAACGCGGGTGATTCTTCCAGCGTGGTGTTGAACCAGTTTCGGGATAGGGCGTTGGCTTGCATTGCAGGGGTCGCCGACGACATTGGCTATTTTGAATGGTCAGCACCGACCGACGAAATCAGCGTGGAAAATGCACGGTACGCCAATCCTTCAATGGGCACGCTAATCCATGCGGACAACGTACGAAGCGTTTTGAACGACCCGCCTGACGTGGTCATGACCGAAGTGTTGTGCCGCTGGGTTGTTGCGATCAATAGCGCGGTGGACGCTGCAAGTTGGGGTAACTGCCTGGATAAATCCGCAGACCTTGATCTTGACAAATTGACATGGTTGGCAATCGATCTTTCGCCGTGCAGAAAATTTGCTTCACTTGTTGGGGCGCAGAAAATCGGCGGCGAACAATTTGTTGTCAAATTACTGCACACCTGGCAAAACGATCTTCAATTAGACGATAAGGCAATCGCCAACGACCTTGCAGATTACGCCCGAAAATATCCAACCGAATACGTGCTTTACAGTCGAAAGACCAGCGCAGCCGTAGCCGCGCGCCTTGCACCCGCTGGCATTCCCGTTTTCGACATGGACACCGTTTACGCGCAGGCATGCGACGAAATGCTGAGTGCAATCAATTCGGGGCGTTTGAAACACCGTGGTCAATCACAATTGTCGGAAGAAGTTTTGGCGGCGGTTCAATTGCGTCGTGGGGACGGCGGGTGGGTTATAGGAAGGCGCGCGTCACAATCGGTTGTTTGCGGTGCAGTGGCAGTCAGTCTCGTTTCCCATTTCGCGACACGCCCAGAGAATGATCTTGACATCATGGTGGGTTGAACGTATAAGCCTGCAACAATTCGGGCATGGGATTTTTCGATCTATTCACGCCGAAGGTTGACGCTGCCGTTCCAGTCGAAGCCGCCAACGTGGACGCTGCCGCTATCGCGCCGTACTATTCCGAAGTTGGGAATTTATTCTTATTTGGCGGCGTGATAACGGCTTCGCGTGCGGAAGCAATGAGTGTGCCAACATGCGCACGCGCATTAGGAATTATTCAAACAATTGCGTCGCTTCCAATGCACACACGCAACGAAGCAACGGGTGAAAAGGTTTCACAACCACGCGTCATCAATCAGCCCGACCCAAGAATTCCAGGCGCAACGTTTTGGTCATGGATTATTTCAGATTTGTTTTTCTTTCCTTCAGCCTATGCCTACGTTATGGACAGGTACGCAGATACAGGAAAAATTCGTGCAATGGAACGCGTTGCACCTGAACGCGTAACAATTCAAACGAACGGCATGGGTTATGAAATTGTGTCTTATGCAATCGACGGGGCTTACGTTGACCCTGCAAACCTGGTCGTTTTCCAGGGAACGCAAGAAGGTTTGCTAAGTCGTGCAGGTCGTACAATTAAGGCGGCTGCTGCGCTTGAACGTGCTGCAATGAATTTTGCAGTCGAACCAATTCCACAAATGGTTTTGAAATCAAATGGCACATCATTGCCAGCCGACCGCGTTTCAAAGTTGCTTAGTGCATGGCGCACGGCACGCGCAAACAAATCGACGGCGTTTTTGAATGCTGACGTAACACTTGAAACATTGGGATACGACCCAAAGAATTTGCAGTTGAACGAAGCGCGCAATTACGTTGCACTTGAACTTTCACGTGCTTGCGGTTTGCCTGCGTACTTTACCGATTCACAACAATCAAGTTTTACATATTCCAACGCCTTAGACAAAAGGCGCGACCTCGTCGATTTCGCTTTTAGAAATTACATGTCCATAATCGAACAACGCCTTTCATTTGCTGATTTCACACCAGCAGGCAACAAAGTTTCATTTGACCTTGACGATTTCTTGCGCGGTAACCCTTACGAACGCGCGCAGGTTTATGAAATCTTAAATCGTATCGGCGCAATGTCGATCGACGAAATACGCGAGGAAGAAGACATGCTGCTATGAAAAAAGTCATCACACCAATGCAAATCACCGCGGCAGATTCAAACAGTCGCACCATTTCCGGGCGCATTGTGACGTTTGAGGAAACTGGCAACGCTTCAATTGGCAAGGTTCAATTCGCTGCTGGTTCAATCGAACCGACTGCGGTTTTGCTTAACCTTGAACACGACCGTACGCGACGAATTGGCAAAACACTTTCAATTGAATCAAGCGAAAAGGGAATCGACGCGACTTTCAAAATCGCTGAGACAACCGCAGGCAATGACGCATTGATCGAAGCGCAAGAAGGTTTGCGTGACGGATTCAGCGTTGAAGTTTCATTTGATGAATACGAGACACTTAAAGACGGCACGGTTCGCATTCTCATGGGTGAATTGACAGGCGTTGCACTAACCAGCGAACCCGCAATTCGATCTGCACGCGTTGAGTCAGTAGCCGCAACGGAAGAAGAAATTTCAGATTCGACAATCGAACCTGAAGCACCAAAACCAACAGAAGGAGAAGACGAAGTGGAAGACACCGTCAAAGACGCTGCAACCGCCGAAACGGTTGAAGCCGCCCAGTCAATCACCGCAACTGCAAACGCAGTTGGTGGTTGGAAAGCAACACCACGCATTGAAATCACTGCAGCGAAGTACCTTGAGAATAAGGTTCTTGCTGCAACAGGTGACGAAACTGCACGCCAGTACGTTCTTGCAGCAGACAACACAACAGACAACGCAGGACTTGTTCCTACACGTCAGTTGTCAGAAGTTATCAACGGACTATCAACAACAGTGCGCCCAAGCATTGACGCGATCTCTCGCGGTGCATTGCCTGACGCGGGAATGACTTTTGAAATTCCAAAAATCACCGTTGCACCTGCCGCAGGCGTTGTCGCTGAAGACGCAGGATTCACAGAAACAGACCAAAATTCTGCGTTCCTTTCAGTGGACGTCAAGAAATTTGCGGGACAGCAAAAATTCAGCGTTGAACTTCTGACCAGAACTTCGCCCCTCTTTTATGATGAGTTACTCAGAAATATGGTTGCGGCTATGGCTAAGGCGCAAGATAAGTACGTCAACGATCAACTAGTCGCTGGCGCAACTGCTGACGCAACAGGAATTGCAACATACCCAACAGCAGCAGAATTGCTTGGTTTTGTTGCACGTGGTGCAGCAAGCGTTTATGGCGCAACTGCTGGACTTGCAAATCCATTTGCACGCAACATCTTGATGAACACTTCACAGTGGTCAAACGCAATGTCACTAAACGACGCTGGACGACCAATCTACAACGCTTCACAGCCTTCAAATGCTGGTGGCGTGGTAACACCAACATCATTGCGCGGAAACATTGCAGGACTTGATCTATATGTCACTGCGAACACTGCTGCAACAACTGACACAGATGATTCAATCTTGGTCATCAACCCAGACGCATACACATGGTACGAGGGAACTTCATATCAACTTCGCGCAGAATCAACCGCTGACGGTTCAATCACAGTCGGTGTTTATTCATTCGGTGCAGTGGCAACCAAAATCGGTGCTGGTGCGTTCGGCGTAAATAAGACCTGATAACTAACCCCAACTAATCATGCGGCGGGTTCTCCCGATCTCGCCGCAGCAGATCGAAAGGAACGGACATGCCAGCCATTGTTACTGCAAGTCAATTGCGCACGGTGCTTGGCGTGTCCGTTTCCTTATATAGTGACAGTTATTTGGACGAAATAATCAACACTAGTGAAGCCGTAATTTTGCCAATGCTTGTTGCAAATACTTCAGCAATTGAGTCGTACAAACTTGAATCCAACGTTGCATATTTTTACACGCAACGCAATCATCATTTTGTTGCAGGTCAATCGGTCATTGTGACTGGTCTGCCAGCACCGTTCACCGCAACGCACACCGTCGTTTCAGTAACACCGTATTCATTCACCGCTGCATTGACTTCATCAAATGTCACATTGCGCGAAATCATTCCAACAGGCACGGCAACACTTCAGGGTTATTCAGCAGCAGATTTATACGCAACCAGCGCACCAATTGAATCCGCAATTTTGGCGGTCAGCGTTGAAGTATTCCAATCACGCGTTGCAGCAGGCGGTCAAATTGAAGGCGTAGATTTTGCTTCAACCCCGTACCGCATGGGTCGAAGCCTAACCAACCGCGTGTCAACCTTGCTTATGCCATTTTTAGATGTTGAAACGGTCGTTCAATAAGTGCCAGCCAACGCCATATCCGAAACCCGTGCAGCCCTAGCAAACGCCTTTAGCGCACTATCTGCCAACATTTACCCAAGCGTTCCCGAAGCACCAATTCCGCCTGCGATCGTGGTCGTACCTGATTCGCCTTACATGGAAGTCGTGTTGATCGGTAAAGCCAAAACACAGGTCAAACTCAATTTTGCAATATCAGCCATTGTTGCTTCAAATAGCAACGCAGGTTCGTTAGACAACCTGGAAAAACTCATCATAGGAATTCTCGCGGCAATGCCCGCGGGATACGTCGTGGGCGTTGTTGAAAAGCCGACGGTGTTGGAAGTAGGTCAAAGTCCAATGCTGGTTGCTGACATCAATGTTTCGACTTACTACACTCAAACAAACTAGGGGACAAAATGCCAACGACAATCATTACGGGTCGCGATCTAGTCGTGACCATTGCCACAGTTAATTACGACGCGCAGGCGACCAGCGCAACACTTGCAAACTCACCAACGGTGGAAACTTACCAAACACTTGACGGCAAGGCTTACAAGCACATTGACGACCAGTGGACATTTGACATTTCAATGCTTGCAGACTGGGGTGCGGCTTCATCATTGTGCGAAGCACTATGGACTGCATGCGAGACTGCACCAAATACAACACTTGCAGTTTCATTGACTGCGGCAACTGGTGCGGTGTTTGCGTTCAACGTAATGCCAGTATTCCCAAGCGTCGGCGGGGCAGCACCTGACGCGCAGACCGTTGACCTATCATTTGTTGTGGTGGGAACACCTTCAGAGACTTTCTAGTCACTAACAATCGGGAGACAAAATGAAGTTACCAATAACAATTGAATACAACAACGGCGACCAAATTACCTACACGGCGGCACCGCCTGAATGGGTAAAGTGGGAGAAGCAAACGGGTCACACCATTGCCCAGGCGCAAGAGAAGATCGGAATTTCCGACCTTGTCTTCCTTGCCTATCACGCCATGAAGCGGGAAGCCGCTGGGAAACCAGTCAAGCCAATCGAAGCATGGACGGAAACTATTTCCGAAGTGATCGTCGGTGAAGCAAACCCAAAAGTTACCCAGTCGGAAGCCTAAGTCGAATCGTTTGGGAGATAGCCCTGGCAACGGGGCTATCACCAAATGAGTTTGAAAGTGCCGAAGACATTTTGACGGTCATTGAAATTTTGGAAAGGCGGGCGAATGGCTAAGGAATCGATTTCCTATGACAAAGCGGAATTGCGCGCCATTCTTAAATCTTTCAAAGCAATGGACGAACAAGCAACGAAGCAAGCGAAAGAACAAACGTCTGAATTGGCTGAGTACGTTCGCGGCAAGATTATCGATAGCGCAGGCAGGGCGAGCAATCGCGCAGCGTCC